AAGTAAAACAGCATGGGGTGGTTTAGAGTATCAAGGCACAGGAGGACTAGATTCTAATAATGAGACCTTTGACATTACTACACCATTTGCTCATCTAAAATTAGAGAGATTGATTAATGGATATTCTGCATCTGCAGTTTCTGATACAGATATACAATGGGGATGGATGGCAAATGAAAACAATGAACCTTATTTTGAAAATGCAGTTGTCTTTTTAGGAATATACAGTCAGTCTGCTCAAACAGCTAGGTTTTTAGAATCAACAGATAGCACAGCAGGAATTGCAGATATAAACAACTTCTGGATTCCTTCAAATTCTGTTGCTTTAGATGCAGCAACAAACAAAGAAAACATAAACTTTGGTCTTGAAATTAATGAATGGACAAGGGGTATTCTATTCACAGAGACCTTATTTGAAAAGTACTATAGATTCTATATTGCAAGTTTATTCAACAAGACTAAAAGACTCACTAAGATAAGAGCTAGACTTCCTAAAAAGTTTATACTAAATTATACATTAGCAGATATACTAAAGATAAATGAAGAAAGATATAAGATTAATAGTATAACTACTAATCTACTAACAGGTGAAAGTCAATTAGAGTTATTAAATGAAACAACAGATTTAGCAACATCTGCACCTATTGAAGGAGGTGGTTCTGATGCAGGTCAAATAGGTCCTTTAACTAATGTATTAATAATAGAAGATTGTGCAAATCTTGGAACTTATTATGAATCATCACTAACATTAGCAGATTTGAATTTAGCTAATAACAAAAGAGTTGAAGATTCAAGTCAAAACACATATAAGGTAACAGGTAATACAACACCAAATACATACACACAAAAAGTTGTAACAGCAACTGGATTAGATGGATGTCCTTCTGCTATAATTCCTCCTGTTACATATTACAGATTAAGAAAGTGTAGTGATAGTACAGAGACATATAGAACTTCAACAGAAACTGGTAATCCAACATATGCAAATAGTCAACAGGTCTTTGATGGAGGTACTAAATATATAGTTATTAGTTCACAAGCAACTCTAGCAGATGGCTATACTTCTGTAACTATAACTTCAACACCATCAAATCCTACTCAGTTTTCTTGTGCAGGTAACACTACAACTTATTACTATTCCTTAACTCCTTGTTGTGGAGGTACAGTTCTTTATGCACATGGTGCATCAAGTGGAGTAACAGGAAGTAAAACTTATAACAATGTCTGTTATACAATAGCAGCATCTGGAACTGTAACAGCACCTATAGATATTGACAATGATATGGGGGGTACTTGTGCATGTCCAACTTACTACTATACATTAAATGACTGTGCTAATTCATCAACTATAGTTCATTATGCTCATAGTAAATGTTCAAACTTAGCAAATACTGAATTATCTTATAATTCAACATGTTATATTGTTGTTCAAACACTTGACACAACAGCTACTGTAGATTTAGATGCTTTAAGTGGTTGTTCTTGTGGAGGAAGTGGACCAACTGTTGAATATTATAGATTAAGAAACTGTGCAACAGGTGCATTAGGACCAAGAAGTTCACAAACAACAACAGATATAGCTTTAACAACAAATGTAAACCCTGCAAGTGCAGACAGAGTAGAAGATGCAAATGGGAATTGTTACACAGCTAACAACACAACTACAGATACAAGTGTAACTAATCTAGCAATCACAAAATTAAATGCTACTGGTTGTCCAAATACACCTTGTACACAGACCCTTTATTATAACCTTCA